GAGCCTAGTGTGGAATTTGAAGCTTATTCAATTCAGGCAATCGCTCAAGACCTATTTGAAATGTTCGAAGCTAGTGAGGTAAATCATGGGATGGAAGGGGAAAAAGCCGACTAGTTTTAGTCTTGAAGTATCTAAAGCAGCAGAAGACCATGTAAAGAATATTGTCATGGATACCGTGCAATCCTTAGTTAATTTAAGTCCTGTTGATACTGGCGCATACCGTGCTTCACATATTGTTTCGGTTGGAGCCGCTGATTACGGTGTGCGTGAACCTGAAACAAACCCTATTAACGACGCAGCGATTCAGGCAATGAAGATTAAGTTAGGTAATTTGGTTTATATCCAGAACAATAAAGCTTATGGACCGCGCTTAGAAAACGGCTGGTCTGATCAAGCACCACAAGGTATTTATGGCCTCACGTTTAACTTTATTTCTCAAAAGTACGGTGGCTAAAATGGCAATGACTTTAGAGCAGACAAGGCAAGCTATTATTGAGCACATGCAAGCTTTCACAGGCATTGCTCAGGAAAGAATTCAGTATCCAAATGCACCCAGCTTTACGGTTCCAAAAGAAGGTATATGGTGCCGTTTGACTATTGCAGGCGGCCCGAGCTTTATTTCAGGCATTGCAGATAAGCCATGTACACGCCGTACCGGTAATATCATGATTCAATGCTTTGATCGACTTCATGTGGGAGAAAAAGCTTTAACGGTTCTTGGTGATGCTTTGCTGGCACATTTTGAATATTTCACAATCGAACACTTAGAATGTTTGAATGGACAATCTATTTATGCGGGTAAAGATGCTGATTTCATTCAGTATAATGTGAGCATTGGGTTTAAGGTGAATTGATATGTCATGTATGCTGACTTTAGAAGAAATCGAAATTAAACGGCAAGAACTGGAAAGACATCTTGAAGATGTTATGTCTGTTGAACTTAAGAAGTGGCAAAGCGAAAACAAGCTATGTGTTTCCGATGTGAATATACGTTTGGCCAATGTGAATAGTCTTGGTGGAACTAAACATAATGTAGTTACTGGAGTAAGTGTTGATTTAGATTACAAACCTTAAATTACTTTAATTAAATGACCGCTAAGAAGCGGTTTTTTATGCCTTATTCACTACCACCTCATCGGTGGTTTTTTTTATGTCTATAGGAATCACTTATGAGCAATTTTGTTTTTAAGCGTGGTGACACTTTCAACTTAAATCTGCAGCTAGTTGATATGGATGAAGCGCTGCAATATCCAGCCAATGATGTACGTCGAGCGATTGATTTAACGGGGTATACCTTTACTTCGCAAGTTAAAACTCTGGATGGAACCGCCGTTGCAACTTTCACTTGTACAGCTTTAAACCAGAGTAAACAAAAGGGGTGGCTAAATGTTAAGTCCAGAGCAAGTACTGCAACGTGGCCATTGGGTTTGTGTCAGATGGATATTAAGGCCGTTGTTGGTGGTGTCGTTCAACATACTGAAACATTGGTATTCCAAGTGATTGATGGAGTAACAGCGTAATGGCAAATCTTTTATTTAGATTCAGTTGGGACCACCGACCTTTTGTATATAACTCTTCTCAAGGTAAGCGGCAATTTATGCTGCCTTTTGCTTCTGGCATTCCAAACCTCACTCCAGACTGGACTCAGGTAATTGGGCTGGGTCCAGCGGCAACAAGAGGTGTTGGAGTAGAAGGCGGTAATGTAGCAGCTTATGGTTCTTATGGTTTATCTGACTTAGGTTATGGTGGATCTCCAACTTCAGAAGCCGGAAATGATATTGATGCTGGTTATAAAGCAGGGGGACAAAAGACTCGTTTTAAGAATGCACCCACTAGTATTTATACAAATCCCTATATAGCTGCTTATGCACCTTCTATCGTGGTTACTCGTGGAGGATTTACAGGTACGGAGTTATTTTTACCATATTACACCTCAACCCGTGCCAATAACATGGCAGTAATTGCATGGAGTTATAACCCATCTACTAAAAATCTCAGTAAAACCGAGCAAATCGTTTATACAAGTAAGAACAATATCGTTTATACGACCAATAACAGCGCGACCAGCGGCAAATTGGTTACTGTTGAGACTTCTGGCGAACTTCGCTCCAAGGGGTTCACTGTTGATTCGAACGGGGTTTACAAGGCAGCTTCACCGATTGCAAGACTATTTGCTGATTCACTTGAACTCAATGAAGATGCCTCAAAACAGCCGATTAACTTTGAAAAGTTAGGTACAGGTGACTACCTGATAAAAGGTTCTCTCGGATTTGCTAAAGAGGGCTGGTACATTGAAATGCCTAAAGATACTAACGGTAATGTTCTTGTTGCTGTGTCATATGAGCAGCATGAAGATGGGGATATTGCAGTAAAAACCTACAAGAAAAAATTTGATATCGAAACAGCCTCAATTATTCCTGATTTCGATAATCCTGTAGATATTCCAGAAACTCGCTGGATTGATATTCGATTGCATGAAGAACCCGAACCAGAGCCTGAAGAACCGTTGAGTGAAACACCATTGGAGTTCCAGCCGACTAAATTATCTCAGGCAGTAGCTGCAGCCTTGAATGGTGTGGAACCGCCAGAGATCTCCGACACAGATGCAACATATTAAAAACCCGCAAATTTAGCGGGTTTTTTATGCCCATTTTTTATAACTGCCCGCTGATGAAGCGGGTTTTTTATGCCTAAATTTTGGAGAACCATAAATGAGTTCAGGCGCAAAAATTCGATTATATGCTTGTGAGGAAGCAGTTTTAGGAACTACTCCGGCAAATCCAGTCTGGTACACTGTTCGCCGTGTTACTGATAGTTTGACTGAAAACGTTACTACTGAAGATAGCAGTGAAGTAGTTGATTCACGTTTTCGCCAAGGTGCTGTTGTAACGGAAGCCGAAGTAACTGGTCAACTAGAGTTTGAATTATCACTAGGTACCTTTGACTTATTCTTAAATGTTCTCGCTTTCAATAACTGGGCTGCAAATGCTTTAAGTTTTGGTGGTGGAGTACGTAAGTCTCTTACCTTGGTAAAAGTCTTTAAAGATATTGGTCAAGTCTTTATTTATCGTGGTATTCAAGTGAATACAGGTGAAATGACGATCCAGACCACAGGCAAAATCACTGGTAACTTTGGTTTAGTAGGTAGCTCATTTACGCGACAGCAGGTTAATCCTGTTACAAATCCTATTCCAGCATCGACTCGCCCTCTGGTGAGTATGCCAAACGTTGAAAAGCTACTTATTAATGGTCAGTCAATTCAAGGGAAAGCTTGTCTGCAGACACTTACCATCAACTTTAGTAATAATTTAGAAGCGATCCGTTGTATCGGTTCAGGTAAGTACACGCCTGAGTTCTACTTAGAGAAAATGATGGATATTGGCGTAAATGCTAATTTCATGTTTTCAGCAGCATCTGCCGCATGGATTGATGCCATTAAGACCCGTGATGTATTTACATTGACCTTTGATATTACAGACACAAAAGGCAGTAAGTACTCGTTTAATTTCCCGCAACTTGAAGTTAAGGAAGCTAATCACCCGGATGGCGGCGGTGATGACATCATTACAATAGATATCAATTTTGCCCAAGTGCGTACCAGTCCAACGATTGTACGTGCTCTTGTGTAATCAACTTATTCAGTAACAAAGCCTATGGAAACCCATGGGCTTTTTTATTTCTAAAAATTAGAGGTTGTTATGGCTTTAAAAGTCGGAATTATTAAAAGCTCAGACGTATCAAAATGGTGTGAATACAAGGGGGCTGATGGCGAGGTACAGGCAGAATTCAAAGTCCGTGGTATTGCCTATAAACCTTTTCAGGTAGCTATTGAACGAGCAGGAAACCAGATTTCATCCAAAGGCTATGATGTGATGGTCAAAGATGAAAATGCCAAGCTTTACCATGAACTTTTAATGGATGCATGTGCTGCCCATTTAATTGAAGACTGGAAGGGCGTGGTATTTGCCGAAATCGTAGCCGGTAAAACAGTGGAGTCCGAAAAACCTTATACACCTGAGAATGCTTCGAAATTATTGAATATGGGTGATATCGGCATTCAAATCTGGCTATTCATTAAAGAACAGGCCCAGAAGATTCAGGAAGACGCAGACAAGGACAAGGCTTTAATTCTGGGAAAGTCATGGAGCTCTACAAATACCAAAAAACGTATGCGTCGAAAACGCCGCACGAAATCGAGCAAATCAAGTTCTTAGGCGGCCGTATTCCGGATCCGCCAGAATATTCGTATGCGGCTGATTCAATTCTTTCGGCATTTAGCACTATATGTCGATCCAGACGTTATGAGCAAAGCATACCGTTATCTTTAGATCAGCAGGCAATCAATGTCTATGCAGAGCATAATGATTTGCCAGTGGCTGCTCATATTTTTAATGACTGTATTTTTGCGTTGGATAACTTGTTTTTGGAGGAGTGCCATAAGAAGGCGACGCAACGAGCGACGAAGACTTAAATGCTGACGTGCGATACTTAACTGTGAACAAGCGACGGGATGTAACGCGATTGATGTAACATAATACGGTCAAGTGGTTGACATTGACTAGGCGATTCTGTATTGACAGGAATGTCATTATCAAATATTCTATCAATGTAGTCGCAGCGCGGTATAAATACACCACGCCTAGATTGAGGTACGATAAACACTGCGATAATCGTAAACGTATTGTAAATACGTTGCCTCTAGGTGCCGCACCGAATTCTAGCCTCTAAGTTTCTTAGGGGCTTTTTAATGCTTGATAATAAAATATGCGAACATTTATATACTTGGATGAAAGTGGTGATTTAGGTTGGAATATGGAAAAGCCTTATCAAAAGGGTGGTTCCAGTCGAATGCTTACGTTAGCAGCAATCTGTTTGCCTGAGAATAAGGTTAAGTATGTTCAGCGTATTGTAAGAGCATTATATGAAAAAAGAAAAAGACCTTTAAAAAATGAATTAAAATCAGTTGATTTGAATCTAAAAGATAAAGAAATATTCGTCAAATTGACTGCGAAACTTATCAAAGACCATCCAGATATACAACTTCGCTCAATTACAGCAAATAAAGAATTTGTTAATGCAAGATTCAAGAACGACCCAAATGCTTTCTATAATTATATGGTGAAACTTTTACTTCTTGGGACTATCTGCAAGCATAAATATGTAGATTTTATGCCTGACAGAAGAAGTGAGCGGGTTTCGTTGAAATGGAATATGGGTGAGTATTTAAAACAGATGGTTTTAGAGTGTAGCATTGAAAACCAAATTGTTAACCAGTCATGCAATATTATGCCAATGGATAGCTCAAAGTGCCTTGAGCTACAATTTATAGACTTCTATGCAGGTTTAGTCTGGTCGGCATATGAATTTAAAGACATGACTGCAAGAAAATTCATGGCAGAAAACCGAAATACCAACCATAAGCTTTTCTTTCCAAAAGAAGACAAAGTGGATAACATTGTTGATGAAGCTGTCTAAACCACCAGAAGATGGTTTTTTATTGCGCCATTATTAACCACTTGTTAAATTACCCTCAAATATGAGGGTGTTTTTATGTAGAGAAAAGCCCCGAAGGGCTTTTTTGTTAGAAGACTACCAACCACCAGAAATTCGCAAAGCACCAGCTAGCATTCCCGATTCCATCAATGGATGAAACCAACGGTCGCTATAATGTTGATTGCCTGTTGTGTAGCTTATGGTTTTTAAATCATCACTAATGATTTTTCTATTAAGTGGCCCTCTTAAATCCATTGCCCGAGTAAGTTTTAGAACTGCAATATTAGTTTTAAAAGCATATTCAGCTAAGTAGTGTCCTTGCTCGTTGTTAAGCATATGTACTGCTCGATAGATTCGACTAGTCGCAAAGTTTTGGGAAATAATTGCATCAATTAGGTTCTTGAGCAGCTTAAATTGATCTTCATCAAATAAAGAACCTTGTTTTTCAGCCTTGCTGTACATAGCAATTAAGTGGTGAACATACTCCACAGCCACAGGTATTACATCGTATGGAATTTCATCAATATGCTGAACATTGAAACGCTGATGAACTAATTTATAAGCATCGCTGTAATTCAAATGCTTAGTTTTAGCTACAAGAAGATTTACAGCATTGGTTAGGGGTTCACGTTCTGATTTGTGGGTTTTGGCTAAAATCTCTTTACGGACAAAATAGCAATCCTCAAGTTGCTCGAAAACTTCCCATGCTTGGTCTGTGTCTAACATCTTGGCATGACGTGCAGCACCGCGTTCTGTCCATAAGATAAGGGATCGAGTTTTATTTGAAATTGCAGGGAAATTTGCAAGTGACTTTAAGTCACCTACAAATTTTTTCAATTCTTCACCAATAATTTTGAAGAAGTGTTTACCTTCTACAAACCGCTCTTTATTTCGAGAATAGTTTTGTTTGATGTTGTCTGTATCGGTTCCATAGAAATCAGCAAGCATTGCTGTAGTAACAACTGGAACAGATTTGAAGTTAACAATTGATATTTTGGTATCGTTGATTTGTGCTATATTAGACATGTCTTAAATCTCCATTGGTTTAGACATAAACCCCTTGCCTGATTTCGACGTTTGCAAGGGGTTTTCTTTTTCATGGCTTTTAGCCTTGATGAAGTCATCTTATTTAATATCTTTTATTGTGTCAATTCTTTTTGTTGTGCTAACACAAAAAATAGTAATTATCTTTTATTGTGCTACAATATTCTAAAATTTAACTTGTGGTGCAGCAATGGAAGTAAAGAATAATGTTGCTTGTTTGCGTGAAAAAGCAGGCTTAACGGTTTATGAGCTATCAAAGCGGTGTGGTTTTGTTAGTGGTAGCAGAGTTCTATCAAACTATGTGACAAGAGCCGAGCAGGGACATTCTGTCAAGATCGATACAGCCTTACTTATATATAAAGAACTCAAAAAAGTAGGTGTATGTAAAAATTTTGAGGATGTATTTTGGCTTGACCACATGGACTAGTAGAGAATCTTCCTTTTTAAGTTCTTGATGACATTATTTTGTCCATTTGTTAAATTGTGTGAGATTAATAACAAATGGATTACATTATGAAAAAGATTTTATTAGCGGGATTTCTTGGATTGGGCTTAGCGGGGGGTGCGACAACTCCCCAACAACCCTCAGAGCCTGTAAAATTTGAAAAGGTTTATCAAATTGATGGATTAAACCAAGCACAGATTTATGATGGCGCTAGACAATGGTTCGCTGTAGCTTTTGCTTCTGCTAACGCAGTAATTCAATATGAAGATAAGGCATCAGGCACTATCATTGGAAAGGGCAATATGCGATATCCTTGTTCGGGCATGGAGTGCTTGGCAATGACAGGAAACGAACGTGTTGATTTTACTGTAAGAGTGGACACTAAGGATGGGAAAATGCGCGTGGGTTATGATGGTTTAACCTATAGCGCTCCATCGCACATGAGTGCTGGAATAATGATGCCTGCACAAAATTACCCTATAACTGAAAGTAGGAAGTCCACACCACTGATTATTAGTAAGATTAATACTCTATCGGATGATATGGCTGAAAAGATTAAAACTCAGCAGAAAGTAAATTCGAATTGGTAATTAAAGAAGAGATACAGCATGAGCACACCACAATATCAAACAATGAAAGAAAGTGAAGTTTGCAATGCCATCGGATGGGGGTTAATTGTTCTAGGTATTATATCTGGATTTATTTTTATACTTGTGTTTGGCCGAGTTGAAGTTCCAAGAACTTATTATGGCACCGAGACCGTATGGTCAGGAATCATGGTTATTACAGGTATCGGGATAATCTTAAATGGATTCTTAGTGGGCTATCTGTTCCAAAAGGTTGCCAGCATATTGAGATATCACGAGAACAAGAGCGCATCTTAAGCAAAAACACTAACCCAAAAATCAACCTTAACAACCCACTCATTGAGTGGGCTTTTTATTGCCTAGAGGAAAGTAAGATGGCACAAGAATCACGTCTCGTCATTGTAATTGATGCAAAAAATGCAGAACGAAATGCGCGCAATCTAGGCAATGAACTGGATAGTATTGAGCGTAAAGGTGAGTTTGCATCTAAGTCTATGGACAACTTATCTGTAGCTACGCGAGCACTAGCTGGGTATATGGCTGGGCTAGTAACAGTAAGTTCTGCCATTTCAAAGATGGATACATATACTGGACTACAAAACCGCCTTAAGTTGGTCACTAATAATCAAGTTGAACTAAATAAAGCTACGGAAGACACTTTCCGAATTGCTCAAAAAACCTATTCAGCATGGGATTCTGTTCTACAGGTCTACCAGCGTTTTAGTGATAATGCCAAAACTTTAAACCTCACAATGGATGACACAGCACGTTTAACTGAAACAGTTTCTAAAGCTGTAGCAATTAGTGGTGCAAGTGCAGAAGCTGCTGATGCAGCTTTAGTTCAATTCGGACAAGCGTTAGCAAGCGGCACATTACGTGGTGAAGAGCTTAATTCTGTAATGGAGCAAACACCAGCTTTAGCAAAAGCTATTGCTAAAGGTATGGGTATTACTGTAGGTGAATTACGTTCAGTAGCTGCTGAAGGAAAAATCACTTCACAGGAAATCGTTAAAGCACTTAAAAATGTCCAAGATGAAGTTGATGCTCTTTTTGCTAAAACTGATATAACAATCGGGCAGTCTCTCACACTCCTAAACAACGAGATCACAAAATTTGTTGGCGAAGCAGGTAAGGGAAGTGGTGCGGCACAGGTATTAGCTGGATCAGTTCAAACTCTTGCAAGTAATTTAGATTTAATTGCTGATGGGGCTTTAGTAGTTGGTATTGGATATATCACTCGTGCAATTTTGATGAAGAGCGCTGCTATTAAAGAGGGAATGGCTTCAACTTTAGCGAGCCGCCAAGCATCTGTATTAAATGCTCAAGCAGAATATGCAGAAGCTACCGCTGCTTTGAATGCAGCAAAAGCTCATCTCGCGAATGTGCGAGCAACAAATGCAGAAACCCAAGCTAAATTTGGAGCAACTGCGGCAGCAACTCGATACGCACAAGCACAGGCAGCAGTAACTGCTGCTACAAATGCACAAACAGCAGCTCAAATTAAGCTAAATACTGCAACTTCAATTGCAGGGAGACTAGCTAAAGGGGCGTTTGGATTAATTGGTGGGTGGGCTGGAGTTGCAACATTAGGAGTAATGGGATTAGCGGCAACCTATTCTTATTTTAATAATAAGGCAGAGGAGGCAAAGCAAAAGCTTGCTGAACAAGCTAAAGTTGCTGAGAAAGCTGATGAGGAGTTAAAAAAATTAACTGGCAATGATAAGGCTAAAGCAGTTAATGATTTAACTACTGCTTTTAATGCACAAAATAAAGCATTAGAGAAATCATCGCGTGCTGTAGGGTCTGCATTAATTGATATCGAGAACTATGCACGAGGAAATAGGGAGGTTGAAAAAATTTCCCAAGAAGCGAGAACTGGAACTATCAGCTATACAGAAGCCATTGAACGTCTAAATAAAATTAAGTTGCCTACAGATCTATATGAAAATCTGAAAAAACAGGCTGCGCAGTATGATGACAATGCATCTAAAGCAAGTTTATCAGCTGAGAAACTTAAATTATTAAGAGTTGAAGTGAAACTTGGAGGTAATGAAGCACAAAATGCGGCAATTAAGCAACAGAAGCATGCTGATGCTTTAGGAAATACTGCTACTGAAGCAGAAAAGGCAACTAAAGCTTTGCAAGATTATCAAGCCAAGCAAAAAGATAGCGTTATTGATTCAATCTATAAATCAGGTTGGCTTGATAAAGGTTACACTGTTGCTCAAGCTAATGCCATTTTAGAACTGCAAAAAGCAAAAGGAATGAGTGCAATTTTGTCTAAAGATGAAATTGATAGCGCACTTAGAAATCTCAAGATCATCGAAGAACAACAGGAGCGAGAAGATAAATTAACTGAAGCTAAAAGAAAGCAAACCAAGGAAAGTGAGAAAAAACTTAAAATCACACAAGCTGAATTGGAAGTAGCCAAGCGATCTGCTGCTTTAATTGAATCGAGTGGTTTAGGTAAATATGCTGAAAGCAAAGGGATACCATCAAGTGTAATTGCAGGCTTATTGGCTCAAGAATCTAAAGGTATTCGAGAAGCTAAGAGTCATACTGGTGCAATAGGATATTTTCAAACAACCAGTGGTTATCGTAAACAGAACAATATGTCTGTTGCTGATAGTTATGACTTGGAAAAGTCGGGCAAAATTGTAATTGATAATATCGCCAAGGTTTATGAAAAAACAGGTGACTTGGCTCAGGCAATACTTTCCCATAATGCAGGTGAGGGTGGAGCAAGACAGTTTACTAAAACTGGCAAGGTTAAAGGCAGTGCAGAGCGAAATAAGGAGGTTTCGCAGTATGTAGCTAAGGTTTCAAGGTATTCCGATATCATTGCTGGTGGTGTTGGCAAAGGCGGTTTATCCGATGGTGATAGCGATAGAGCCTATGGAGAGCAAATCAAGGCACGTTTAGAGTTAGTTAAGCAAGGTCTAAACCTTCAAGAGCAATATGAGGAGGAGCAAGCGAAGCGAACCAAGGCTCGTAACGAAGAAATTAACCTTGCGCAACAAACGGGTCAAACAGCCTTAATTCCTAAAATCAAAGAGCGATATAAAGCTCAAGATGAACTCGCCAAACTTCAGCAAGATTTTGAAGTAAATGGTTATAAGTGGACTGAAGAACAAAAACTTGATTACACATATAAAACCAATTCTTTGCGATTAGTTGCTGAAGGCAAACTCTCTGAAGATCAAAGAAAGGTTGCTTTAGATGGCCTGGAACAGCAAAAACAGCAAGAACTTGAGCTTATACAATCGACTCGCGAAAAACAGTTACTTGAGGCGAAAAGCTCATACATGGGTGAAACTGAGCTGGCAATAAGGCGATATCAGATTGAGCTGGATGAGATTAAAAAAGTTGCAGATGAGAAGCGAAAAGCTGGGTTGCTTAGCGCTAATAATATGGGGCAATTTCAGACTTTAGATAGCGCATCGGATAAGGTTTTTCAGAGCGGTTTTAATGCTTCACAACAAGTATTTCAACAAAATGACCCGCGAGGGTATGCTCAATGGGATTTGCAAAATCGGTATTCAACTGATGCAGGAGGGCTATTAAATACATATATAGACCAAACTAATGGTATCAATCTAATTGCTGATGAGGAACAGAGGAGCTCGCAATTATTGGCAGCGCGAGAGCAATATTTACAATCCAGAAAAGCACTGGATGAAAAATATGCTCA